CGTCCTCAATCGTTGCAGGGGCGGGCGGCTTTATAGACCAACCGGCGGCGGTGAGAGAGGTAACATCTTGTGGTGTTAAGCCGGTAAGTGGTCCTTTTTTCATAATTGAAGGCATTTTAGGTTTAAACCCTTTAAATTCAAGACCATGTTCATTAGCAAGAATCTGTTGCTCTAACATTTCCATTTGCATATGAATAGCAGCGTGTTTAGGACAATAGGTTCCTCTCATTGGGCGACCCTTATGGACTTCTGTTAAAGGAATAACAGGGCGTAAATAATCTCCTGCATCCCAATGGTGATGTGTTCCACAAACAACACAACGGTCCTTAAGATTAAATTGCTTTCCATATCTAAAGAACAGAAACTTCTTCTTTTCTGGTAGCAATACCTTTCTAATTTCCTTAAGTTGTTTCTTAGGTTTAATTGAATCATATTTGTATTCTTCAATCTGACCCGGAGAACGAAACATCGGTAATTTAGGCAAAAATGCCGAAGGTGCTTGGGCACTTTGCATTCCCATTAGTTGTGGTTGCTGATACATAATAATCAATAATCCTTAATCATTGTGAAGATTCCTTTATACACCATTTCAGGGTCAGATTTTGCAGAAACAATATACTTAAAACAAGGTATTCCTCTATCGTTTAGTTTGCTCATTCCGTATCTAAAGGGTTCAAAGATTTCATGTTTTAGAATATCATCCGTTGGATATTTTTTTCCCCAAATATCATATTTGTTTGCCCAAATTCCTACCGCTAATGGAAAGTCTGCATCCTTTTTCTTTTTACCGTCAGGCCAATAATCATTAATCATCGCATCAACAAAAAATTTCCATGCAATTTGGTGGTCCATATTTGAGTCGCTATCTAAGTGTCGGTGGTCAATCATAAAGATAACGTATTTTACTTTCCTCTCTCGCATATCTTTGAGCCATTCTTTCCAATAGATTGCCTCTCCACCAATGTCTGCTGTTTTTAATGTATGAGCATTACCATCGAGTTTAACATATTTTCTTGATGCACGGTGTCTTCCGACCGTTCTTTCTTTAATTTGTTGAACTTCTCCCCGTGTTCTCAATTGATGATGTAATGTTGTCTTTCCAACCATTGTTGCTCCATAAACTCCAAAATGAACTGCATGAAGTTTTCTGTAAATAGCAAGGGCCGCTTCCGTCACAACAACCGCAAAGCCCGTAAGAAGAGACATTCATTGAAACCCTCCTTAATGAGTAAAAATACCAACAACGGCGTTAATCATCCAACCGATGATATCAACACCAAAGACTCCACCGACATTACCTAAAAGTAATGCGGCAACGGAACAAGTAATTCCGTAAAACCAAGCCTTTAATTTAAGAAACATAATGTCGGCAGAATGGGCGCGAGTCTGATTATACATGTAATCAGAATCAGACATACCCATAAGGTCCATCAACAATCATATCACCTTATTGCAATTTAGCCAAGAAGTCAGCACTAACCTCGTTGTTTTGGTTTTGAAAACCAAACTGCGGTGAAGTGTTATAATCCGTTTGAAATTGCTTAGATGCTTCAAGAAGTTTTTTCTTTTGTTGTTCGTCACGGGACATTCTTGCCCAATATGCTTCAATCTTGCGGTCGAGCAAAAACAATTCAATACGGTCATTGAGGAATAAGTCCCCAATGGCTTTCATAATCATAATTGCTCCAACAGTAACTAAACCGAAGAGAACCCCGTGGGCTAATTTGGTATATGGGAAATCAATCCCATATTTAGAGTAAAAGAAAACATTTGCTCCGCTAAGACAACCACAAAATAAAATGGTCATAATCAGCCGAGTATCTTGATTGAGAGCAGCCACTTTAAATCACCTCAGGCAAATTCGATGGAAACTGCAACTGAACCTGCATCTTCCTCAAAATAAATGCCGTTGGTGCAAAGGACACCGTGCATATCAAACTCAATTGTTTGATTTGCAGCAAGAGTAATTCTAGCAATTTCTTTACCAGAAGCAGCAGTATTGTCCCAAATTTTAACCGTAGCGGCGGAGCCTCCAACTTCTGTAGCATGAATGCTAATCAATAATGCTCTGTCTGAAGACACAACAGCACTTGAAGTTAAAACACCACTTGAACGGCAACCTGCAAAGCCCATTTGGATTCCTCCATTGGTGGGACGTAGCCCCTACTACTTAACCCCTTTGTTTTAAGAATCGTCAGATTTGACGGTTTCTTTCTTAGGTTTAGGGGTTGTTACCTTAGAGGCGACCTTTGAGACTTTGCTTTTTACGGCAGAAGTTTTTGGTTTAGCACCCAAAAGAGTTGTTTCAACATCAGAAGCCGAGCCTTTGATTTTAAGTTCCCTTAAAGCAAGGTCTAGAATTTTACCCTCTAAAGAACTAAGAAATTCTCTATCAGATTCTTCAAAGGTAAATAAGAAGTTAGGGTCTGAAAGTCTAATAATTGCCCAACTTGAAGAAACAGAACAGGCTTCATCCCGAGTAATCTCGGTCGGCCCTTCTGTTCCAACAACGGTCATTCTAGAAAACTTAGCGTCTTTGCTCAGTTTTAGAGAAACCATATTTACCGCCTCAAATCTGTCCGCGAACTTCTAGACGAATTGTGCCTAAGTTTCCAGAGGCCAAACCCGTATTGTCTGCGATAGGCCCTGCATCGGCCAAACAGTAAAGGTATGCTTTATCACCTGTATTTGAGACACGCCCGACGTAGTAATACGTGTTAAACTTGTTTTGTCCCACAATAGCCACCGAAGTAATTCTTGAAAGACCAAGTGAAGCAGCGGTAACTACCTCGCCTGCGTGTGTAATTGCTTCGTTTCCGCCACCTGTATCGTTAGTTAGGTTAGAATCTGTAGTTAATACAGTTGCAGTTAACGCTGTAATTTCCATAAGAAGAGCGTTGTTTGCACCGGCAGAACCGGCAATCGTTACAATATCTCCAACTTCGAAGCCATCCGTTAGATAACTACCTGCTGCGCGGGTAAGGGTATCACCCGTAGTTGCAGCGGTAATTGTCTGAGAAGCCGCCGTAGCGGTTGTTCCTGTTCTATATGCTGAGATTGCACAGTCGGCTAGGACGATATAATCATCACCGACGACCTTTGGGCGAGTAAAGCCCTTATGGTCAGCAATCAATGTAATTGCATTAGTCAACTAAAACACCTCATTGAAGGTTGGTAATCTTACCTTGACCCTTGAAGAAGGAACAGCCAACTTCACCGATGGTTCGGTAAAGAGCGCGGTTCCCGAGGGTTCCAACACCGAAGGGGTTTCCGTTGGAAATACCGTCCTCGAAGTATTGAGTAGGTTTCATAACAGATAGCCACATATGGTCGGTATCTAGGAAAAGCAAGTCACTAATCGAAGTTGAAGCGCCGGTAGTTGAAGGCATATCCTTGACCGGAATCAGAGGAATGTCGTAGTAGGTCGAAACACGGAAACCGACTTCTTGGCCCTTTACACCACGAACGCCGTTCACGGTCGGAACAATTTCTTTTCGGTCCATGAAACGCTCTTGGCTCTGCAACAGGTCAGAAATGGCCTGAATGGTGTCGTAGCCCGTAAGGATAACCTTAGGAGAACCACCGGCGGTTCGCAGGTTGCGAAGAGTGTCGTTTAAGCGAGTTAAGGTCAAAGCCCGAACATCACCCGCAGCATAGCCACTACCGAAGTCAACTTGAGCATCTAAGAAAGATGCAGCGGTAAATCGCTCAGAACCGAAGATTTTACCCAAGTTGTTGGTAGCACTAGTTACATCGGTAGCAAGAACGTTATCGTCAATAGCAAGCAATTCATCACGGCTCGAAACAACCTTCATCAAAGATGTGTAGTTTCGCTCAATGTGGGGCATAGCGGAGGTTTCACCATAATGCTCCAAGGGCATAACGAGCATCTTGTTCTGAACTTCAGAGTGGTGCTTACCCATGTCTTCACGCATTTGAGCGCGAATGTCGCCAATACCGTCGTCAATCGCTGCCATTTCCATAGCCAATTCGGAGAAGTCGAATTGATGTGCGACTACTTTCGGAGAAACAAACAGTTGAGCGTAGGTTGGAGCAATTGGACCCAAACCATCAGCCGCAGTTGAAAGACCTGCATTCTCAGGAACGCCACCGATTGCGTCAGCACGGGGAGCATCTGCACCGAGTAAAGCAGCATTCAAGGTTCCTGAGGTAGCAAGACCGAATGTATCACCACTACCACCGGCAGGGCGAGACTTCAGGATTCTCCAACCGGAGGAAGTGTATGGGCGCTTTGAAATCATCGAAAGAGCGTTGCATTCGCGGTTTAGCATAGACCAAACCTTTTGACCGTAAATTACGTTATAGAGGGAAGATAGGTCACTTGCTGCCGTTGTTCCAGAACCGACACCTAAAGCAGTATCGTGTCCGGTGTGAAGACCGGCAACTGCGCCTGCTTGCTTCAGTAACGAATTACCTGCGGCAAAGTTTCCAAGTCCGTATGTTTGTGCTTCTAAATCTGCAATTGTGTTAATATAGCCACTCATGTTAAATCACCTCAAAGGTTTCCTCCGGTAAGACGGTGAATATCGGACCAATCCATCTTGGCGATATCGTCTAAGGTTGGAATGTTTGCAACTGCTTCTTCTTGAGCCTTTGCGATAACTTCACGTTCTGAGGTCAGAGACTTGCGAAGTTCAGTAAATTCGTTCTTAAGAGAAGCGATTTCGCTAGCAGCATCATAGTTCTGCTTTGCGATAAGATTCTCACGGGACGAAACTTCGGACTCAAAGCGAGCCGAAAAAGACTTCTGAAGGTTGTCGTAAGCGAGTTTTTCTAACTGCTCTTGACGGAAAGCCTCGTAAGCCTTTTCGATGTTTCCAACGGAAAGGTCAAGGGTTTCTAACTCTTGGTTGTTAAATGCCTTAACAACGGGAAGGTCGGAAGCCTTTGGTTTTCCGTTTTCAATTACTACATGGTCCGCAGGTTCTCCAATTTCGACACCTGCGCCATCAAGAGTAGAAACAACAGCCTTTGCTTCCGAATCGTCCATGTATTCCATAGACTCTTCTTGGTCATCCATCATTTCTTCGGATTCTCCGCCATAGTCACCACGTTCCATTTCGTCATCCATCATTTCTTCTTCTTCCTTTCGGAGCGAATTCACTTCTTTGAGAAGTGTATCTAACTCTTCTAGTGCTTTTTCTAGTTTTTCGGTCATTTTCTCACCTGTTTTTTCTTGTTTTAAAATGTCAAACTTTGCTTCCGGGTTAATTCCTTTTTCACAAATCGTGACTTCATGCAGTTCTAACTTTGAAATTTCGTTATATTGTCCTAATTCAGAATTTGATTTCTTGACTTTCTGTAATGCTTGTCCACCAATACTAAAAGAACGGAGAGAACCTTTTCTAATTCCTCTGTTAATCTCCTTGGCTTTTTCGATATCATCGCGTAGTTTGATAACAACAAAGAATCCTACATCATCAACTTCTGTTTTCCAGAGTCTTCCTGTTTTATCTCGGTAAGAGTCCACTACTTCTCCGACTTGAACATTTGAATGGTTGGTCATTACATTCCTAAATGACTTTTGTTCCATGAATTTCTTAACTGCTTCGTTAAGTGCTTTGAGGGTAATCAAATCATTTTGCTTATCAACGATTTCAATGCTTGCATAACCACCAATCATTAAGTCGTCGTTGCTTTTGAGAATCGTGAAATCTCCATCATCACCATTGGACTTCAGGAGGGTTCGCATTCCTCTCATGTCTCTTCATCTCCTTAGAGTATATAATGACCTCGCTTCAGGACTCAGGAATGGTCAAAGAATTATACCTGTCTTTGTAAATGTTCCATAAACCTTCATCTCCTTCTTTATCAGCCGGAGTTTGTTTATAGCCTGTCCACGCTAGCCACATTTTTTCATCCTTTACAGGGATAACTCTAAGGTGCAGTTTAGTTTCAAACTTATTACCCTTTAAGAAATATTCATGATATCCTTCCCTTTGGACACCTAATCGAATATCTCCTGCATCAATCAAGTCTTCCCTATCTTTAGTTTTAGAAACTTGAGCAGGGAATTTACCTGCTTTTCCGAACAACTCAAAAATTGCATCTTTTTCCGGTAGTTCAATATACCAAACTAAGTTTTCATCACCGAGTTGAATGCTAAAATCTAAGTTACCATCTTTTCGAAGATAAATCTTAAACAAACCTTCTCTATATTCTTCGGGAGTTTTATATTCAGACTTGATTAATTTATCTGTCTCAGAAAACAATTTCTTTTCGGACATATCATAACTGATACCGTCCCTTTCTTCAGCCCAAGTCATTAACTTACGCTCTTTACTTTCTAGAATATCTTCATATTCTTCTGATTTCTTTTTCTTCAAGAAGTTATGCAATTCTCTAACTGTCTTTGGGCCTTGTTCTTTTAAGAAATTGATAATAGATACAGTAAGTTTTGCTTGCTTTGTTTTCATAATTTCCTCGGCTTGAGCCTTCCACATATCTAAATCTGCAATAGCATTCTTGGACATAAGGTTAGATTCTTCAAAACCATAGATAGTAAAACCATCATAATCTGATTTAATGATTAATGTGGCCTCACCATGAATAAAGTCAGTAACTTTGATTCCTTTTTCTAAAGCACTAACATCATAATTTAATGATTTCTTAGTATCTTGAGATAACATATCTAAGGTGACAATTTTATCAGGTGCTTCTACTTCTGGGATTTCAATGACCTTTGCTGAGAAAACTGTGTATCTATCCCCGGCAGGCTTTACTTCATCAACTTTCACACGAATAATGTCGCCTACCTTAGCAGAAATTTTGGTGTTAAGGGCCTTGCCTACGTCCATGTAGGTCTTGCCTTCAATCTCCCTGAAGTGCTTACCTTCGCCTTCTGTTGGTCCTGCGCCGAGCGTATATGAATACAGATTGCTTTTAGTCTTCTTAACATCGAGAACAATAAGGTCCAAGTCAACAAACTTCTTCCACTTAATCCATTTTGGATTCTTTCTTGTTCCAACATAATAAGTTGAGGTGGTGTCTTTAATGACCACACCTTCAGATGTAGGCATCTCCATAATTTCCTTCGAATAAGATTCAACATCTTTAATATTGTCGGCCATTCTAGTGTCTTTCTTGGATGGGAAAGCAACCTCTGTTGAAGAGCGAGAAGAGTAATTGTTGAAAAGAATAGTAATTCTATCCTCTAGCGGTTCTTCGATTAGCGACCTGTTCTCATGTCGCATAATATCGAAAACGTGCGCTCTTAGTGTAGCATTTGGGTATTTGCCTTTAAACACATGAGCAATTGTGTCTGCTCTATGAAGTGCTTCATCCTCATCAAATAAAATGAGTTCAGCATCAAGAATACAGTCTCCGTATTGTTTCTGCTTCATTTCTTTTACTTGGTCGGGACACTTATCAGTAATATCCTTTTCATTATAAGAATAAATTTTAACCTTATCATCAATCTTATGAATTTGGATTCTCATACCATCATATTTTTCTTGGATGACCCAATTACCACTAAAACCTTTTAATTCATTCAGGTCTTCAATATCGAAAATACGATACATTGGTTTATTTGGAACTAAGAAATCAGACTGTGCTTTTTCCTCCACAGACTTCTGGGCCTTTTCAATTTCTTTAAGTTCATCTAACTCTTCTTCTTTGTGTTCAGAGAGATAAAACATTTCTAAAAGGTCAAGAGCAGAACTAACTTTGCTTTCGACCTTCTTTGAGTCTTTTCCATCACCGTATTGCTCGATGATGTATAGGGCAACGTCGTCCACTTCTAGGTCAAGACCGGGGAAGCCGTCCGTAATTTCGTCCGGTTGCATATCTTTAATGCTCCAAACTTTCTCAGGAAGAGCATCATTCCCGTCCCTTAGAGCATAGTGAAGAAACTTAGCCATAGTCTCTGGTTCTTCAAGTAATACTTCAAGAACTTTATCTTTGTATTTCTTTGTGAAAGGGTCATTGGCTTCATCAGCGGAAAGTCTCATATTTTTAATGCTCTCATAAATCTTAGATGCTTCATTGGTTTGTGGGTCCGAAGCATCTTTTGCTTCTAATACATTTTCATTAAGGTAGTCTTCTAATACATTTGAAAGAGCATTAGTCTTAGAATAAATTTCCTTTAAGTCTTCAACTGCTTTTCGCCAACGACTACCGTATTCTTTTGGGTCTTCACGCGCAGAAAGATACGCTACGCGAGTCTTCTCGAATAAGCGAATAATCTCTTCAGAAGGAGATTCTTCTTTGTCGAGAAGAAGAGGCATATAAATCATCTAAGATTAATGAATTCTTCATCGGTTCTACTATGTCCAGTTCTACCGGCTCCACCATATTTTTGTTGTTCTATATAATCTTCCATCGCTTTTTCATGAAGTTTTGCGATTTGGTTTACATGATAATTGTCTTTAGTATCGGAACTTTTACTCAGTTCCTTAATGTGATGGTCCATCATCTGAAGCGAAGCCAATAATTTACCGGCGAGGCCGGGATAACCTGCTTTTTCTCTAGGTGGTCCTCTAAACTTAGCCTTCTTCATTTCTTGACCTGCAAGACCATAACCTGAATGAGTTTCTTCACTTTGGGTCTTAATCTTAGTCTTATCAGCCTGAGCCTTTGGTCGCTTTAACTTGGCATTTTTGGCTTCATGCTCAACTTCACCAATTTGAGTAGGCTCAATGTTCTTTCTTTTCTTTGCACTCAATTCTTCCTTAGCCTTTCTAGCCTTTTCAATAGCAAGACTCACTAATCTTTCTTCGGGTGTAACTCTTTCTGGCATTTCACTCACCTGATAATTTCTTCACAACATCGTGAATTTCTGACCAATCCATACCAGAAACATCACCAACCCCTGAGGATTTTTGAATGTTCATCGAAGGGGTAGGGCTATCAACAACAACATAACCTGACTTCATCAGAAGATTGTCGTTATTATAAACGGCTTTCTCTAGTTGTTCAATCTTAGTCGTGAGTGCTTTTAAAATCTCTAATAAATCTTCGTTCATAATTTTTCCTCCTTCTTTTTAGCGGGATAAACTAAATCTTCCAATTGGCGATAGAGTAACTCATACTCCTTCCGTAATTTGCTAGCCGTGGCGACAATATCAACGTTGCGCTCGTCCATAGACTTCATCTTCTTTGTGAGTTTTTTATCTGATTTGACGAGTTCCATTGTTTTTAAAAGGGTAATCAAATCGCCTAGTTTTGTGAAGTCTTGACCAAAAAATTCAGAAGGCTCTGCCGTTTGAAGAGTCTTCTTAAGTTTCTTTCTTTCCTTAGAATTAAGAGTATCTAAAAGTTTTTCAGGAGATTTTCTCTCTTCTTTTAGAATGAATTCTTTTCCGGTGTCATAGTAATCCCAAGTCATAATCATGCCTCCGGTCTTTTTGCGACTTCTTTTCTAATGAAGTCTAGAGTCTTTTCTAAAATTTTAATTTGTGTTTGAAGTTCTTCAGAAATTTTCAATAAGAGTCTAGTATCTTCCACATCAAAGTCAGGGTCTTCAATTTTATCTTTAAGAAGTTCTTCTAGAAGTTCTTCCATCTTGTCCTCTTCTTTGAATTTTTCATCGGTTAGACTATCAACCACTTCAGAAACTTCTTCCTTTACCCTACTTAGTTGGGACTTTAAAGAATCTAAGAACTCAACAGTATATCCTTCGACAATTTCAGAAATTTCTTCAGTCATCCCTACTTTGAATTTTCTTCCTAATCCAGACAAGTCGTCAGATAATTTATCAATCAAATTAAAAATATCAGTCATTTTCATTTTTCGGTCTTCAACAATTTTATCTAATGTTGATTCATACTCTTCAACAACTTTAGCATATTGAGGGTCAGAAATTAAAAGATATCTAAGTTCATCATTTTGAGTAATGCTCTCGATTTCTCTATTCTTTTCTTTTAATTCTGATGAAGTAAAGGTATCTGGTCTAATATTTTCTCTTTGAAGATTTCTTTGGATTCTTTTTTTGTCTTCCTCAGAAAGTTCGGAACCTTCTTTACCCGCATATTTAATTTTAATTAGAATTTCAGATAATGCCTTACGCATTTCTTCTTTAACTTTCTCATATTCTTTACGCAATCTTTTGTCTGTGATTGGGTAAGAACCCGGATTAGATTCAGCAAGTGTCTTAATCTTAACAATAGAAGTTTGAAACCTAGTGATGTTTCTAGAAATCCTTTTACTCCTCTCTCTTTCTTGGGCTAACCTTTGTTTTCCTCTTCCAGAAATTCCTTGAATATCAATCGGGATTTTAGTTTTTACACCGTAAGCCCTACTAGCAAATCTCGTTAATCTGAGAATAGCCTTTTCACTATCCTTTATTACAAATAAAATCTTTTTTATATTTTGAAAGTATTCTTTATATCCTCTACTTTCTGGGGTAATTTCGTTTGGTCTTTTAACGAACCTTAGACCACCACTAGGGTCTAATGTGTAGTCAAAAATATCAGAGTTTTTATTTAATTGAGAATCATCGTTTTCCATTAGAATTTTAATTAACTCTAACTTCAGTAATGGTTGCCCCTCTAAGATTTTAATGAAAAGGTCTTGTTCTTCATCAGTTGATTGGTCATCAGAATCTAAGTTTTCAATTGACTTGGAAAGTTCCTCTGAAAGATTTAAAAGTTTTTCTGGAACTTCTTTAGCAATTTCTTCTGCTTCAAGTCTTTTAACTCCTCTTCGAGATGGTTGTTCAGAATAAAATGCAGCGAATTGCTCTCGAATATCTTTTAGAAGAGTGCTAGTGGTAATTCCCTTTGGAGAATCCGAGATTCCTTTTAAAATATTGACAAGTCTCGTTTCAGTCTCCTTAACTCTACCATACTTAGTTCTTAAAAAGTCCTTAAAGTCAGATGATTTTTTAACCTCGTTTGACTCAAGAAGCCCTTCCAGATTTGGTTTTTTAACTTGTTCAGTAAGAGTATCAATCAATTTTCGCCTTTTCTCTTCTTCTCTTTTTTCCTTAGCAGTTTTCTTTTTCTTTTTGCCCTCTGGTTTAAGTGACCTAATTTGTTCAGCATCTGCTTCAGTATAAGTTCTTCTTTTTACGGGTGTTAGCCTATCATTCGGAAGGGGTCGTTTTTTATAAGAAGCATATACTTGTTCGCTAAATGCTCTTTGCTTTAAGAAACTATTTAATTCAGAAGCACTAGTAAATTTTGTAATTTTTGAATAAAGTCTATCTCCAACTACAGTCTTAATTACATTTCCATGCGAGAGCATATCTGGCTCAACGTCTTCTTTAAGAAGGTTTTGCCACATTTAAAATCACCTCAGAAGGGAATGTTTTCTTTTCGTCCACGACGACGTGGAGGAAGACTAACTACATCAGGAATATCCCTTGAAGTAGGAATAGACTTGTGTGTTGTGTCAGTAGGTAAGCCAACAGAAAAATCCCGATTAGGAGTAATTTTTCTATCTGCGTTTGCATTCTGCGCTTTTACTTTTGCCAACTCCTTTCGGAGAGCAATTTCTTTTTGTCTTAAATCTTCGGTCATTTAATCACCTTATTCTAAAGTCTATCAATCACTTCTTTAGAAAATTCTTCATAATCGTCTTCCGTGTAATCTGTAAGCAAAAGGATGTTAGGTTCCCCATTTTTAGTTGTTAGATTATATTTTTTAGCAATATCTAAAAGAATTTCATATTCTTTTTGATAGTTATACGGCTTTTCAAAGAAATAAAAGATGCTTTCTCTTCCTGCACCTCCAATAATCTGATAATTTTCTAAAGTCTTTCCTAGAGCAATAAGAATATCAGGAGTTCCCGGTAATCTTTCTGCCTTTCTTAATTCATTCTTCCACATCAAGGAATCCTCCTTTCACTTCTTCTATCAACGTTTTGATTACCCGCATCTTCAGGTAATCCGGTGAATCTCTTATCCGGTCCCACGCTTTGCCGTGCTTTATTTCTTGTGGCCGGTGGGTTCTCTTGGGGCGTAGGACTTCCACCCTGTAACGCTTGGCGTTGCATTTCATCGAGGTCACGTTGGTCAACGTTTGAACCTGCTAATGGGTCNAC